GAAAAAACCTATCGGTACTTTAACAACTTTAGGTATGTTTGAAGAGACAAGTAAAGGTACGAAGTGTTGGAAAGGTTATGAGAAGAAAGGTATGAAGACTATGTTTGGTAAAAAAGTTCCAAATTGCGTTAAAAAAGAAAGTAAGGAAGAAAAAATTAGTCATCTTGAAGAAAGTATTGTATCTTTGATTAAGAAATCACAAGGTAAAATGTTAACTAAAAAAGATATTTTGTCGGAACAACCTAAAATTGCACCCGCAGAGCCTACTGTTAAGCCAGGGGTAAAACCTAAAAGAGGTACACCGTACAAACCAAAACATAGTCCAAAACCTAAAGCGGGTACTGAAATAAAACCGGCAGAGCCAACGGTTAAACCAGGTGTTAAACCTGAAAGGGGTAATCCTTACAAACCAAAACATAGTCCAAAACCTAAAGCGGGTGAAGATAAAGGAGTGCCTGAGTTCTTAAAATTTAATAACCTAAATATAAAATTTAGAGATGAGTGATTTAACTAACAAAATACGAAAGGCCGTAAAAGAACAAATCGAATACGATGGTCCTGAAAGAATGGATAGAGAAATCGAGAGGAAAATCTCTAGTGGTGAAACCCCTATTTCTGATAATCCCGCCCTACCAGGTAAAGAGAACGATGAGTTTGATAATTCTTTTGCTGAATTAATAGCTTCTACGAGATTTAAAGAAGTGGTTGATAGAGTAAAAAACTACACTGGTATGGAAGAAGTGTCAGGACAAAATGCATTTATGCAATTACAAATGATGTTAATGCAGGCAGTACAGGAAGTGAAATCTATAGAATCAAATAATGAGGGTTATTTAGAACAATTAGCAGTAGACTTAGTTAAACAAGAATTATCACTACCTGATGATGCATTTCAATATGACGTAGAGTTACAATCAATGCCAGGTCAAATAGATACGTCTAATATGATTTCTGAACCAGAAGAGATTGATGATGAGGAAGTTCAGCAACAATTTGGAGTTAGTTCAGATGAGGCGGAAGACGATTTAGAAAACTTTATGGTGGCTTTTGAAAAATTTGATTTAGAGAAATCTAAAAGAAGGTTTATTAATTCATTAATACAGGGAGCCTCAAAAAAAGGTCATTACATGTTCCATCTTGTTGAGGAACAATTAAATAATATTAACCCTAGACTATTAAATCTTTATGGGGTCCTAATGTCTATTAACGATTTACTTTATTGGATAATGCCAGACCAAATGATTATGTCCGCAGCCGAAAGTGGTGAGGGAGTACAGGGTTCTGAAGAAGTTGATGATACGACAGACCCACCTACTATTAAGGCTAAAGGTCTATTCTTTCCTGTTTTAGTTCATGAACTAATTAAAGGGGTTTATGAGGTATTAGGTACGTCAGGGTTACCAGACGACCCTAAGGCCGCTGATATGGTTATGGGTCAAACAGATACACTCCCATATGAAATATGGGATTTAAGATTAGGTCCAGTTATTTGGGACAAATTTAAATCTTCGTATCCTGATAAAATATATGAAGATGATATGAGAGAAATACAAAATTATTTATTTTCTCGTTTTTCCGCATTATCTACAGACGAGTTTTTTGAAGTAGCTCGTTTAATTATTTCAGGTTCAGACGAAGGAAAACAAATTGTTTCAAAAATGGTTAATGAAATTATTGAAGAACTTAAGGGGTATGAATATGAAGACGCAATGTCACAGTATACTGATGATGATGATGACAGCGATGATGGACTTTCTGACCTATTGGGTGACCTAGGTATTTCCTTAACATAAAAGTTATTTAAAATGTCTATATGGCGTTAACAAAAGAAAAGGTATTATTGGAGTATGCGAGGTGTGTAAAAGACACCTCGTATGCGTTAAAAACATATCTACAGACTTATGATAATACTCAGTCTAAATATGTTCCTTTAAAATTATTTCCCGACCAAGAATATCTAATAAATGATTATGATACTTTTGAAGAAAACATAGCCCTTAAATATAGACAAGCTGGAGTGTCTACTGTAACATCTGCATGGATATCTAAAAAATTAGTTACAGCTTCTAAAACTAAACCAGAAAAAATCCTTATCATAGCCAATAAACTTGATACATCTGTTGAGATGGCAAGTAAAATCAGAGCTTTCATGGACCAATGGCCCTCATGGTTTGGGGTAGATTTCTCCATTGAAAAGAACTCTCAAAGACATTATAAATTAACTAATGGGTGTGAAGTAAAGTCAGTTGCAACATCGAAAGACGCACTTCGTGGATATACCCCTACCATTCTTGTGTTTGACGAAGCGGCATTTATTGAAGCCGATAATGACTTTTGGTCTGCGTGTATGGCGTCCCTATCTACAGGAGGTAAAGTAATTGTAATATCTACCCCTAATGGATTTGACCCAATATATTACTCTATTTACGACCAGTGTTTAAGGGGTATGAATGACTTTAAAATTACTGAAATGTTTTGGTATCGTGACCCTCGGTACGCTAAAGATTTAAAACTTATTAAATGTAATGATATTGTTCATTATATGTTAAATAGGGAGGATTACAATGATGACGAGATTATTATAGAGTATGGTCACATATCACCTATGGAAAGAAATTTTGAAGAGATTAAATCTAAGTTTCTTGAGGGATATAAGCCATACTCTACGTGGTTCGAAGGTATGGCTAAAAAGCTTAAGTTTGATAGACGTAAAATTGCTCAGGAATTAGAGTGTAATTTCTTGGGTTCAGGTGATAATGTAATACCTAGTGATACTGTGGAAAAAATAAAGGAGAATTTTATTGTGGAACCAGAAAATAAATTTATGGGTGGTGCGTTATGGCAGTGGAAAGAACCTGTTGTCGGTCACAAATATATTATGGGTATTGATGTATCTCGTGGTGATAGTGAAGACTTTACAACCTTTTGTATTATAGATTTTGATGAGAGAGAACAAGTTTTAGAGTATTTAGGTAAAATACCTCCTGATGTCGCTGCTGAAGTCGCATTTAAGTGGGCGACAATGTATTCTGCCTTTGTCGTTATTGATATCACTGGAGGTATGGGGGTTTCTACCGCAAGAAAATTGCAAGAAATGAACTATAAAGATTTATATGTTGAAGGTACTAATGTTGCTGATAAGTGGAAGTACAACCCATCAACTATAGAGAAAATACCGGGATTAAACTTTAACTCAAAAAGAGTTCAAATTGTGGCTTCTTTTGAGGAGGCTTTAAGACATAACTTTATTGTTCGTTCGACACGTCTTATGAACGAGCTAAATACTTTTGTCTATGTAAATGGAAGGCCTGACCATATTAAGGGTCAACACGACGACCTTATCATGGCCATGGCAATGGCAATATATGTAGGTGAAAATTCTTTCACGAAACTTGAAAAGGTGACCGACCAAACAAAGGCTATGATGGAAAGTTGGTTAGTTAATGAAACTCCGGTAAAAAATTCATCTAAAGAGTTTAATCCAGGTTTACCTGTAATGCCCGCTAATCAATACAATCACCATAGACGAATTGATGGTTACACTAAAAAAGATTATGAGGATTACGGTTGGTTATTTGGAGGTAATCGTAGATAACCTTTAATTAAATTAAGTAAAGTTTATATTTATTTAAAAAAAGATGGCTGATAATAACAATTTTACTATATGGCAAAGGTTGACTAAGGTATTTGGACCGGACTCTACCTTAGAACAACAAGCACCAGTTTATAATTTTGATAAAAAACAAATATTAAAAACTACCGACAAAAAAGAATATGAAAGAGAGAAATTACAAGCTCAACAAACACTATATTTAGGTCAGCAATGGCAAAAAATCGAAAACAATTTATATACCCAAGCGGTTTATTATGAACCCACACGTTTAGCATCTTTTTACGACTATGAGAGTATGGAGTATACTCCTGAAATTTCAGCAGCTTTAGACATTTATTCTGAAGAGTCTACTACACCCGATGAAGACGGATATATATTACAAATTTACTCTGAAAGTAAAAGAATAAAATCAGTTTTAGCGGATTTATTTAATAATAGATTAGATATTAATACTAACTTACCCATGTGGACACGTAACACATGTAAGTACGGTGATAATTTTGTGTATTTAAAATTAGACCCTGAAAAAGGTATTATGGGGGCTCAACAGTTACCTAATATTGAGATTACTAGACAGGAGAGAGGTATGAAAATTAAACCTGAAAGAAACTCAACGGAAAGTGAAAATGATTCATTAAAATTTTTGTGGCAGAATAAAGATATAACTTTCAATACTTGGGAAGTCGCTCACTTTAGATTATTAGGTGATGATAGAAAACTACCATACGGTACATCTATGTTAGAAAAAGGTAGACGTATATGGAAACAATTAATCTTATCAGAAGATGCTATGTTAATCTATAGGACTTCTAGAGCACCAGAAAGAAGGGTATTTAAAATATTTGTAGGTAACATGGATGATAAGGATGTTGAACCTTATGTACAACGAGTCGCTAATAAGTTCAAAAGAGACCAAGTAGTTGACTCCAACAATGGAAAT